TTATATAACTGATTGGAACAAATTCAACATAGTTTGATCAACGATTCTAGATTCCTTTTGTTCCATTTCATCTAAGACATGTGAATATGTTTGTAGTGTAATTACAATATCTTTGTGGCCAAGTCTTCTTGAAATGTATTTTATATTAACGCCATTGTATAAGAGTATAGATGCATGTGTATGGCGTAATGAATGACATGTTATCGGTTTAACATTGCATCTTGCGCAAATCTTTTTAAGAACTTTGTTTACAGCGTTATTTGTTATAACTTCCATTTGATTATTAATAAAACACAAGTTTTTAGTATTCCTTAAACCTGTTTTCAGAGCATGTTCTTTTTGGTGTTTTTGTAAATCTTTTAACATACTCACTGTTTCCTTATCAATTGTTATTGTACGTACAGATTGATAATTTTTAGTGTTACCAAAGTCATTCTTATCACGATAATCCCACGTCTTATTGATTGTAATTGTTCTTTCTTCTATGTTTACACAGTCCCATGTCATCCCCATTATTTCACCAAATCTTGCCCCAGTGGCTATGGCAAAAAGAATTATATATCTTGAAATGTATTGTGGTGTTAAATTTGTGCGTAATTCATCCACTATTTTTTTCATCTCTTCTTGATTGATAAACTTTAATTCTTCTGATTTTGTTTCATTCTCTCCATGTATAATAGCTTTGTAAGTAGGATCTCTATGCAAAATTCCATCTTCAATTGCATATTTTATACATGCTTTAACACAGTTATGTTTTTTCTTGACGGTCATTTTAGCACGTTTTTTAGATAATTCATTTAAAAAGTTTTGATATAAAACTCTATTTAAGTCTTTCATACGGACACCAATAAAATGCTCTTCGACTAATTTTACAGATTGTAAAAGGTTTTTCTCATGCGATAGACTATGTTTTCCTTTTTTATATACCTCAAACCATTCTCTCATATACTCGGAGAATAGTTTATCTTCTGCATTTAAATTATGTCCACGACTTATTTTTTTTTCTAATTCACTTGCTGCAATTGCTGCTTCTTTTTTGGTCGAGAATCCACCTTGGGTTTTTGTTTTGTATTTATCTCCATCTTTATAAGAAACGCGATACCTCCAACCAGTTGCTCTTTTTTCAAAACTTGCCAAGTTTTTCTCCTCCATTCAAAATAAAATTCACTAAAACTTTTGAATGTTTATATGTGTATCAGTTAAGAAATGAACTAAGTAATTTTTATGATAAAAAGATACTCCTTTTGTCATCCGGATATATTCAAATGCATCTATAACACAAGCCGTTGTAACTTCAAGTTCTTCTGCTATATCCCAAGGTGTTTGGATGCCTTTTTCATAGCATAGTATTAAAGCATCAATTGTAACAATTCGGAGGCAGCCTATTTTTCGGGCTTGGAATTCTTGCTGACGTTCGGTAATAGTTTCCTGTCTAATTATATTACCTATGCCTTTCTCAAAGTGAGCTATTTCCTCACTAACTGTTACGTACTTTTCTGCAATGGTTTGATTAAGATTATTATTGATATATATTTCACTACCAACACAAAGTCCACTTAACCCATTAGGCATCTCATTATTAAAGTTGAAAGTTATTTCTGGATATTGTGCTATAAGTGTTTCCAACTTGTTCATATAAATGCTCCTATTTTCTTTTACTTTTAACAAAATTAATGAAGTCCATTACCTCTTGTAGTTCTTCTTTGCTTAGATTATCTTCCATGTGAGCTGCGATTACCATATGAGGATCATCTTCTGTTTCCTGATCCTTGTTTATAGTGATAATCCCTGATACATCATCATCAGTAATTCTTTCTCCTTTTTCCAGCTTTTCTGCTATCGTAAAGAAACTTTGGGGACTAACCTGTAATGCCTTTGCATAATTTTGTATATCTAATTCATCAAGTGTGCTATTTCTATTTTCATGACCAGATATGGTGCTTTGTTTATAACCAGTAATTTTTTCTAAATCTTTTTGAGTCATTCTTCTGTATTTACGTAAATATTTGATCGCTGGACCCAGAATATTTTTTTTCAATTTCAAGTGACCTCCATCCATTGATACGATAAGGATAGTATACTCTAAAATAACGCGTGATACAATAATAATATTGCGTATCATAATATTATTTCTGTATATAGCTTGAATAATATCGAGATGTGCGATATTATTTGGTCATCGGATAATTCGGAGGTGACACAATGACTGTTAAAGAAGAAATTAGAAAGAAATATTTAAAACCCAAACGAATTTTAAAAAGAGAAAGAATGGCACGTGATATCACGATTGCAGAAATGGCAATTGCATTGGGAATCAATAGAGACGCATACTCTGCGAAGGAAAAAGGGAAATTTTCATTTTCGGATTATGAGATGCAAGTTATTAAAAAAAAGTTAGGCTTACCAATTGAGTATCTTTTTTTTATAGATTAATATCGAGTATCTCAATATTTTAGGAGGGCTTTATGTGGAAAAAGAAAAAACATGGTGGGAAATGAAAGATTTAAAAAAAGCTACTGGATATAGTTATGGTTGGTTAACACAAAATATTCTTTACAAACCTTGTTATAAGAAAATATTGGATATTAACAACGGTGGTTTTGTTTATTATCCAGAGTCTAGAGGGAAAAAGTGGTTGTTTATAGCTGATAGAATGCAGGAGTTTCTTGAGAAGCATTTTAATCAGATTGTAAGTAAATAAAAGCAAGTTAATTTACATATATCCATTAGATCAATAAATCTTAAGGAGAGTGAGAAGCATGAATGGAGTACTATTAGCAACACAAATTATGAAAGGGCATGAAGTCGTTAAAAAATGCGCAGAAGCAAGAAATAACCCTTTACTATTAGAAGCTATGGAATCAGAAGCAAAACGTAAGTTATACGAAATGAACCGTAAGGTTTCAAATCGAAGGGAGGTGAATTAATTGAAGGAGATAACACTAGTTTTTAAATCAGGAGTTAAAACAAGTTTTACAGTAGAGCAATTTAAAACATTTAAAAATAGTTTTGGATTTTTATCAGGAATTGAATATGAAGGCGCAACTCCGACAGTACCATTCCACATTAGTTTGAGTAATATCAATGTAATATTTGTGGAAGACATTGGTGGAAAGGAATCCACTAAAGAACCTGATCATCCAATTGAAGATTTCTATGGTTGTGAAATTAAGCAAGATAATAAGTATTTTATGTTTGGCCAGGATGCTGTACTTGAAGGGAATCTAACGAATTACTTAATTGCAGAACAAAATGTTGAATGCTTTCGAGCTGTATAAGAGGAGAAACCGCCAGTTGGGGCTGTGACGGCCTAATAAAAACACATGTTGAGGTCATTATAGCATGAAATGAATGCATGTAAAGGAGTGAACGATCATAATTGAAAATCCAATGATTATAGGAAATCCAAATGATTCAGCGATAACGAATGTTATGGGGCATTGTGCGAGTTGCAATAAGGAAATCTACTGCGGTGAAGAGTACTTGGATTTTGAAGGTGATTGTATACACAATTCAACAGAATGCGTTAAGGAATACGTTGTTGTACATTCTACCCAAAAGATAGCAGGTGAATGAAATGAACTTACAACAAAAGATTGAAAGTGAGATAACCATTTTAAGGCGTCTAATTGATCGATACAAACGTTGTGATGATTCGGAATCCATTTGTATGGTGATTGCCTATGAATATGGATTGCAGATGTTGATGGAAGTATATGAAATGAGTAAACAAAAAGAGGTGCTGCCGTTTTGAATGGTGGAATTGAAGAACTAGAAAAGTCATTAAGTGTGGAACAACGAAGGTTAAGTGAACACAAAAGAGAGTTAGAAAGGCTAATAGAAAAGAAACCGATTGTGGAACAAAATATTTGGAACACAGAAAGTAAAATTTTTGATTTGGAAGCTTCTATTTTTGTTTTGAAAAGCATGGCGAAGGAGTGAATCAATTGGAAATCACAAACGGTGCTGCCATTACCAAAAGTAAAAAAGCAAAAATTATTATCTATTCAAAGCCAGGTAACGGTAAAACAACAGTTGCTGGATTGTTACCAGGCAAAACATTAGTCTTGGATATTGATGGGACAAGCCAAGTTTTAGAAGGATATGAAAATGTAGATGTAGCTAAAATTGATGGTGAAAATCCACATGATAGCATCCTACAATTTTATGCATTAGCAAAAGTAAATATCGCTAAATACGATAACATCTTTGTTGATAATTTAACGCATTACCAAAAGTTATGGCTACTTAAAAAAGGTGAAAATACGAAAAGTGGTATGCCGGAATTAAAGGATTACGCTTTACTAGATAATCATCTTCTAAAGGTAGTAGAAACGTTTAACTCATTAGATGCAAATGTTATTTTTACAGCTTGGGAAACAACAAGAAATATCATTCATGATGATGGGCAGCAATATACACAATTCATTCCAGATATTCGGGATAAAATCGTCAATCATATTATGGGAATTGTTCATGTGGTTGGTCAATTGGTTAAAAAGGCAGATGGTACAAGAGGATTTGTTTTAGAAGGTAATCAAAGTGTTTTTGCTAAGAACCATCTCGATGTGCGGAAAGGCTGTATACAAGAAGAATTAATCGTGTCATCCACAAACTAATAAACAGGGGGAAATAAATAATGAGTTTCTTTAAATTTGATGAAACAAACGTAAATACAGGTTTTGAATTAGTTGCTGAAGGTAAATATGAAGCGGTAATTGTAAATGCGGAAGCTGGCAAAACACAAGCTGGTAAAGATAAATTATCGATAGATTTTGAAATTCGAAGTGATGTAACACAACATCATCAAGGAGCAAAAGTGCTGTATAACATGTTTACGTTCGAACATGAGGTTTCGGTTAGAATCGTCAATTCTTTATTAAAAGCATGTGGCTTTGGAAATCATCATGCTTTCGCATCTGCTGAAGATATGGGGAAACAACTTCTCAATAAGAATCTACAAATTACAGTAAAATATGAAGAGTACGATAAGATTGTGGATGGCCAAAAACAAAAACGTACGGTAGCCAAGGCAAAATATTATGATGTGTCGGACGTAAATCCGATAACAAGTGGTCCAGCAGTAACAGTCGGTGATGATATGTTACCGTTTTAAATAACTACATAGAGAGGTTGGTTTGTACCGACTTCTCTTTTTTATATCTTAAAAGACTAACCGGAGGTTGTAATGAAAAAGAATCCATACAATTTTAATGAGATACCAACAGAGCTGAAAAACTTACCGCAGTGGGTGCTTTGGCGCAAAGAAGAGAGAAATGGAAAACCGACGAAGATACCGTATCAAGCCAACGGCGAAATGGCGCAAGCAAATAATAGGCGTACATGGTCGACATTTGCAACAGCGGTCAAGTTTTATTTAGAAGGCGATTATGACGGAATAGGGTTCGTGTTCAGCAGGCAGGATAACTATATAGGGATAGACATTGATAAGTGTGTTGTGGCCGGAAAAACAAATACTTTTGCAACAGAAATTATCGATACAGTAGACAGTTATACAGAGTTTTCACCATCAGGAAAAGGTATCCACATCATTATCAAAGGGAACCTTCCACAATCTGTTTTAGGTACTGGTAGGAAGAATACCAAGCATGGTTTAGAAATTTACTCATACGGACGATTCTTCACATTCACTGGAAATCGAGAAAATTCTAATAATGTGTATGATCGTACGGATGAATTAGCAGAAGTGTTTGAACAGTATTTAGATGATAGTGACATACAAGGTCGCGTGAATTTAGCAGAATTTGAAAAAGATGAAATCAAAATTTCAAATGATGCTTTATGGGAGAAAATGTTCCGTAGTAAAAATGGCGATGAAATTCGCTCATTATACAATGGAAGCCTAATTAATAAAGATCATTCGGCAAGTGACCTTTCTCTATGTAACCATTTAGCATTTTGGACAGGGAAATCAGCAACACGAATGGATTCCATGTTTCGTGAGACGAGCTTAATACGTGATAAATGGGACGTTATCCATTTCAGAGATACAAACGAAACATATGGGGAAAGAACGATAGCAACGGCTATTTCATCTACTTCTTCCACAATTCTAGATTATAAGCAACCATTCGATGAATTTTCATTTGATTTTATAAGTGAAGATGTAGCTGAAGTTGTGGAAGACAAACTAAAAAGGAAATTTAAACTAACGGAACTTGGAAATGCGGAACGTATTGCTTACGAATACGGCCATGTAATTAAATTCGTTCATGATATCGGTTGGTATATATGGGATGGAAAACGATGGAGAGTGGATACGAAGAAAGAAATTGAAAGAATTACAGCAAAAGTTCTCCGAGGTCTTTTTGAATCAGAAGATGAATCAGAAATAAAATGGGCACGTATGTGTGAGCGTAGAAACGTTCGCATGAATAGTATCAAGGACCTGATGCCATTGGTTCCAGGGGCTCGTGAAGATTTTGATAGGCATACCTATTTATTCAATGTCGAAAATGGAATAGTAGATTTACAGACAGGGCAGCTTCGTCCGCATGATCGGGAGGTATATCTATCGAAAATCACCAATGTTACATTTGATGAGCAAGCGAAATGTCCAGAGTGGATGAAGTTTTTAGAACAAATTTTTCAGGGGAATCAAGAGTTGATGGAATATATGCAACGATTGATTGGCTATTCTCTTACTGGAAAAATTGCCGAGCAAATCATGGTCTTCTTAATCGGTGGAGGTTCCAACGGAAAATCAACTTTTATCAATATCATTAAGGACCTTATGGGTGATTATGGAAGACAAGCGAAGTCCGATACTTTTATCAAGAAGAAAGAAACAGGAGCGAATAATGATATTGCTAGGTTGGCTGGGGCCCGGTTTGTATCCGCCATCGAAAGTGAAGATGGGGAGCAACTCTCAGAGACATTTGTCAAGCAAATAACAGGTGGTGAGCCTGTATTAGCAAGGTTCTTAAGACAAGAGTTTTTCGAGTTCATACCTGAATTTAAAGTTTTCTTCACTACAAATCATAAGCCGGTTATAAAAGGTGTGGATGAAGGGATTTGGAGACGTATTCGTTTGATTCCATTCAATCTACAGCTACCTAAAGAAAAACGTGATAAGAAATTGCCAGAAAAACTAAGTCTTGAAATGCCAGGCATACTAAATTGGGCGATTGAAGGTTGTTTGAAGTGGCAGCAGTCAGGTTTAAATGATCCGGCGATTGTTAGGAAAGCCACAGGTGATTACAAAGAAGAAATGGATATACTTGGTCCATTTATGTTTGAGTGTTGTTTTAAAAGAGATGACGTTCAATTGGAAGCAAAACAATTATATGAAACGTATGCGAATTGGTGTTTTAGAAATGGTGAGCATCAATTAAAAAATAGGGCATTTTATCGGATTTTGGAAACGCAGGGTTTTAAAAGAGATCGTGGCAACAGAAATAAGTATTACATCAAAGGTGTTACTTTAGTAGACCAAAATAATACTGATAAGCAATCAAAGTTACTGGAAAACGAAGAAAATAGTGAGAATGTTACTAAAAATAACAAATTTAAAATCTCGTAAAAAACCTTATGTATCAAGGGGTAAAGTTGTTTTTTATACTCTTTTTGTTATTTTTGTTACTAAGTACAACCATAAACAAAAAAATAAATATATATATTCTTTATTAGGAGCGCTAAAGGTCTCATGCGGTAACATTGGTAACAAAATTCTCGAATCCCTTGGGGCTGTAAGGCTCGTGTTGATTTCAAAAAGTAACACAGCGCTTGTTTTAGGTGTTTTTCAGTAACACTTTTAAATAACTTTTGATAACAAGAATGGATGAATGAAAATGTTTGAAAAATTTATTGAGGAAAATATTGAACGAGATAGTAAGAGTTTTGAGCTATTAGAAAACTTATATAAGCGTTATTTAATATATTGCAAAGCTCATAATTTGAAACCTATTGGTAGGAATGGATTTACTTATAGATTTACTAAAAATCGAATTGGAGTATTGCATAAATCAAAAGGTAAATCAGCTAGGTGGGGATTGAGATTACTTCCATGCAAGTATTAGAAATTATAAGTTTAATTTGGAAATCGAGTGCAAATATCTTTCTTGATCCAAGTGATGGACGAATTGGAATAAAACGACAGAACTTAATTCCTGTGGAAGTAATGCAAGCTGCGGAGAAAAATTTCAATGGTATTGATACTTGGTTTAAGTCCTGGAAGGATGCAAACAACGAAAAGATTACAATCTTGAAGATTTTTTATGAG